CTTGAATCCCTGCGTATTGCTGGCATCCGGTATCGGAGGTCTGAGGAGTATGCTTCTGTTGAGAATGAATTGGAAGCCACTTCACGGTATTTCCGCTCCCCAAAGTACGATTACCCGGACCTTGACCTGGATGACGTCTGGTTTGTCCTGGGGGACATCTTTAGGCATTCCCGGCTCACATCTTTTAACTACATCATACGAATGTGGGAGAAAAAGTATGCATTGGGCGCTTTCATGAGGGACCCCCTCAGGTTACGCAGTAAGTATAAGCGTTCAAAATTCATCCATGACTTGGGTGGTTACGGCCCTTTTAAAGCATTATGGGCCCGTACCTTCTGGGCCGCAACTCAGATTTTGCCAGTGTCAGCTGTGTCTGTGAAGGGCGAGGCCTTGCCTGAAAAGAAATGGGCCAATAACATGGTCCGTTCCATCATTGGCTCACCTATCACCCAGTACATTTTGTCGACCATTTGGAATTATGGCCCCAATCACAGGTTTTCATGGGTTTCGACACCCATCAAGATTGGCATGCCACTTAATGGTTACTGGATGTCCACTATTTGGCAACGTCACTCACGTTGCCAAATTCATGTGGAGGGTGATTTTACCGCTTTTGACAGCACCATCAGTGGGAAAGTGGTTGATGTTATTAAAGCCATTCGAAAGCATGGCTTTGAGCACCACAAGGACAGAGATAGGATCGCTGACTTGATTGACATCAATTACGAGCAGGTCGTCCATCAATTGTTGAACACCACTTCCACTGGAAATGTGTACAAGAAGGGGACCGGCTTGACAACTGGCCATTCTTCTACGAGCATGGACAACTCTGTGGGCCTGGTTGTGCTTTACCTAATGGCGTGGAAAGACTTGACTGGTCTTTCATCTCGAGAGTTCATGTATTACAATGAGCTATCGTGTTTTGGTGATGACCATGTGTTGTCAATCTTAGCTGCAAAGCCTGCGGTGTGGACGCCGAAGAATATTCGGTCCACAATGGCTAAGTGGGGTCTCACTAATAATTTGGAAGTGAAGCAGACACTTAATGAGGTTTCTTTCCTTTCGAAGTGGGGAAGGCGTGCAACGCCTGCAGAAAGGGCAGAACTTAAGAAGTTTGGGCTTGATGTTCCTTTCGTGGTGTGGCACGATAAGAAGAAATTAGTCGGCAAGTTGACTGCACCAGTCAAAAATGTTTCAGCCACATACAAGGCCAAACGTTTGTTGAGTTACCTCACGCTGACTGCACACCATCCAGACTTGTATGATGGCATATGTAAAGTTTTGGTCAAGTCACCTGCCATCATGACTCACATTAGGCATAACAAGTGGCGCATCCCATCTTATCAGACTGTGATGCGCAACTGGTACAACCCATCTCCCCCGCCTAATCAAAGTGACAAGTTGGCTTTGGAGGACCAAGCAGAGTTTGAGAATGTTGGGCAACTGGTCGAATATGGGGAGGTAAGTGCTCTGGATGCTTTTGTCGGGGCCTTGTCCATGGCACCTGACTTGCTGTCCCCTTTGTTGTTCAACTATGGATACATGCGGGCTTTGCAGACCTTTTTGAGGTCCCGGCTCGCCTGGATACCCGATCTGCTTTGCCTCAACAACGCAATTTTGAGTGCGGGCATGTTGGAAAATGTGTGCTCGAGGACCCCTTATCGTTTTCTTGAAACCTCGCTTTTTGTCCCTGGGCTCAGTGGTGTCAATGAGAGCACCCTGCTTTTGCGGCATTGGCTCTTTTGCTGGTATTGTTCAAAGAGGCCGAAGCAGAGGCTTGGTGCATGGACAAACATGATTGTTGCCAAGTTTTCAAATTTGCAATTTCTGCTGAATGGCAGAGTCATGCTCGAGTCTCGGCAAAATGAACTCGGGCTTGACTTGCTAATTGTTTGTGCTTTATTAAGTTTAGTGAGTGTCCCGGATTGGATGTCACCCTTGGGCAAAGTGACGTTGCCTGACCTCCAACTCATCTTGGATTCCGTCATACACTTCTTCACGGTGCTCATTTGGCAAAGCGTTCCCCCTAATTTCAGGGAAACAACACCTACATTGCGCACCTTTAACAGGTCGGGTGGACCCATTGGCGTCCAGGCACCCACAGGGACTGGGAAGTCAACTGGTTTCATCCAGCATCTTGCAATGGTTGCAGGGCATAGGTTTCGCAAGATTGTGGTTGTTGAACCTCGGAGCATTTTGGTTCATGG